GCTGACCGTCGCGGTCGTTGCTGGCGCACTGGCCGCCGCATTCTTGTAGGCCGACTCAGTTAGGGGAGTGGCGCACCCGACAGGATTCGAACCTGTGGCCTCTGCCTTCGGAGGGCACTGAACTTTCGACAATTTATCCCACTTTCTTCAAAAGCTTAAGGCCGGTGGCCAATTCGGCCTGTTCGAGCCCTGTACGAAAAGCGGCCAAAATCTTGCCGTCCGCGTCCTCGGCGTGGGTGTAGGTCCGGCGCATCAAGCCGGTGTCTTTCCAGCCCCCGAATTTGCCCGCGGCCTTCTCGTCGACAGGCTGGCGGACGTTGAACTCCTGGCCGAAGCCGTGACGGCCGGCGGCGTGCGGCGAGCGGTAATCGATCCCGGCTTCGGCGCACGCTGTCCGCCATGCCTTGAGCGGCCCGCAGCTCGACGCGTAGCCGAAGACGCGCAGGTTGCGCTTGTCGTTCCGGTCCCAGCCCCGCGGCGTCTTGGGCTTGAGGTTGGCGAGCTCGACCACGACTTCGACCGGGACCGTGATCTCGCGATCGGCATGGCCTTTGGCGCCGGGAATGATGATCTTGTTCTCCTGCAGCTTCAGATGCTCGGCCGGGTGCATCCTGACCGCCTGGCCGACCCGCGCGCCGGTGGCGTACATGACCAGCGCCAGCGCTGCTGCTCGCGGCGGGGCGTGCTCGCGGAACTTGAGCAGCCATTCCCAATCGCCCGGTCGCCGCTCGATCCGGCTGGCCTTCTTGCGCGCCTTGTCCTGGGCGACCCTCTCTTCGTCGCTGTAGCCCTTGATCTTGATCGGCGGGCAGAGCGCGCCCTTGAGGTCATGGCCGTTGTTGATGACCGCGCGCGTCGGGGTGACGGCCCAGCGCCGCCAATGGTCGGTGCAATTGTTGGGGTAGAGCTCGGGGCCCAGGTCGCGGACCATCGCCGGGGTGATATCGCGGACCAGCTTATCGCCCAGCTTCTCGGCGATCGGGATCAGCGCCAGGGCCATTTGCGGAGTAGGGTCGTAAAGCAGCAGCGCGTCATTGAAGGTCAGCTGGCGCGCCTCGTCCCCGATGAGATGGATACGACGTTCGCGGTCTTCGCGCTCCGTGATCCAGTCCCGCGCGCCTTGCTCCGAAGATGCGCCAGTGCTTTCGCGGATGTAGCCGGAGATCGGTCGCCCGTTATAGTCGACGCGCCCCTTTGCCCACCAGACGTCGCCGCGGCGATACGGTTCGAGGGGCATAGGCTGTTCTCCAGAATCGTGTCGATTTGCTCGGGGGTGATAATCATCGCTTTGCCCAGGACATGGCAAGCGCCGAGCTGCCGGGCTTTCGCCCGCAGCGTCCGCTCCGATACCTCGAAGCCGCGGTCCTCCAGCGCCGCGCACCAATCGGCCGGCGAGCGCCCTTGCTCGAGGATCCGGCTGTGCGCGCTCATCACCTCACCTGCCGGGCAGTCATTGAGGGGTGTCCGTTGAGCGGAGGGCGGCAATTACTTGCTTGGCTAGCGGCGTGTCCAAGTAGATCGAGCCGTCACGTTTTGTCCCCAAGCCCTTTGCACAAAGAGCCGAACCGACAGAAAACATCCACGAACCCCATCCCTTTGCCGTTCCGAGCAATAGTTCGCGCTCCAAATCGGTTAGGCTGGCGAGCGCCACGTTCTCGGCTTCCTCGCTCACCGTCTCACCTCCCACTGTGGGGTTGGTCGCGTCCTTGGTCATGGGTTGAGCCTCTTCCAGCTATGCCGGACGCCCTTCTTTGCCTCGGCCTGCAACCAGCGCTCCGCCTTTTCGCGTTCAGCGGCGCGTTCAGACGGCTTTAGCGGAATCGTTAGCGGCTTGACCGGCGCTTCACGATATTCCATGGCATCGAAATCATACTCGCGCAGATTAACCTCTTGAGTGTCGTGAATTAACTCCACGCAGCCGCCCTCAAGGTCGAATGGGTCAGGGCAGCCGATGGTGTAGGCCACGCGCTTGCCATCCAGCATTGTGACCGCAACCGGTTCGGGGTTCGCATCGCCGATGATTGCCCAATAGAACTCGGCCTTGTCTGTGGGGTTGGTCGCGTCCGTCATGCTTTATCTCGCATAACGACTGTCTCGGTAATGCCGCCGACGATAGAGGCGACCACCAGATAGACTGTGCCAGCCAACCAATGCCCGCCGCTAAAAAGCGCGCTGCATATGAGCATGCTCGCAACGAGGGCGTAGCTGAGGCTAGGCTTGAACAGAAAGCGCATCACGCTCCACCGCCTTTCGCGTCACTATCGCCTAGCAATTTCATGGCGTGTTCGACGGCGCGGGCAGCGAACGCAGAGTGGCGATTGTCCCGCTCGTCAGTGTCACCTAGCGCGTTGCGCGGCAGTTCGCTGGTTTGGCCGGGGTCGTCGCCCCAAGCCGGATACCAGTTGGCCCTCATGCTTCCGGCCATTACCTTGAGGTCAGTCGGCGGGCTGTTTTCAACAAAGCGCGCCAGCATTTCCCGCATCGACTGTGCGCCGTGGCGGAATGATGCCTCCATAGCCGCGTTGAATTGCTGCTCCCTGATTTCCTCTAGGTCGAGCGGGTGCAGTTCCTCACTATCGCTAGGGGGTGCGGTGGCGGTGAGGGCTTCGATTGCGGCGGTGGCTGCTTTCAAGCAATCGCGTTGCAAGATGCTGTGATCGCCCTTAAACCCGTTCTCGGCGCGGATTATCTTCACCCTGTCCCACTCCGGCGCGTCGTCGTGCATACTCGCGTAAATCGCCCGCGCTACTCGCTCCACCAAATCAGCATCGGGACTAGCGGCAGCGGATTGGGGGCGGGCTTCGTGCATGGCGGTGTAGATCGCTGTAAGGTCGGGTCGCGTGACCGCGTAGCAGCCGCGTGCATGGGCGACAGCCGCGCCAGCTTCGATCATCGCATCTGTCGGCTTATCGGTGGTCATGACTCATCCCGCTCCAGAATTGGCTCCAGCCTGGGTGTTCACGCTTCCGCCAAGCCATGATGCTGCGAAACTCATGCTCATCGCGCCGGCTGAACGTGATCCCGATGACGCGACTCTCGACCAAGGGCGCACGAAGCACGTCCTCGGAGGTCTCGATGAGGCGGAGGGGATTGGGAGTCATTGGGCGTCTCCCCCTTCGGGGGCCGGGCCCGCGCCCTTCGGGTCAAGCCGCTGCGCGTCTTGAGCGGAGCCGCTACTCCCTGACGCGGGAGGCGTGGACCGCCCTCGACCTCTCGGCACATAGCGTTGCTTGGGCTCGGCCCTTTGCCGCTGAGCCGACTCTTCGAGAAAGGCCAAGATGCACGCTTTTGCCTGCCCTTTGTAGGTGGCCCAAATCTTGTCTATTTCTGGATCGTTAGGCCTCTTGCCGCGCTTGTTGGCCGCAATGGCGCGGGCGCAAACCTCTAGGCAGAAGTCCAAGCCCTGGGCGGAAGGGTATCGATCGGCCGCCGAAACGGCCTCCGTGTAAGAAACTCCAGTGGTCATGCGCGACGGGGCTGCGTCAGGGCACGGGTTACGCCAGGTCCCGACGCATTGCGGGCAGTCCACGCCATACGCTGACCAATGATGAAGCCCGCAAACGCTCATAGATCGTCTCCTGCGATAGCGATGCGATGCTGGCACGAAGACGCGAAGCGGCTGAGCCCCGGACGGGTCGCAGCGCGGGCCGTCAGGCATCGCCCCGCATCCGCCTTCCGCGCTGCACGGATGGCTTGGCGCTTCTTGTCGGTAATCATGCTGCGTCCCTCGCTTCTGCGGTGAGAGTTTCGACCGGCACGCCGACCCACTTGCTCAGCGTCTCGAACGCCCACGTGATGTAGGCAGCGCGTTCCGGCTCGGTCATTTGATGGAAGCTGATCGAGCGGTAGTTCTTGACCACCTCGCCACTCGGTAGTGTCGTAGTCGTGTAGAGGCCGCGGCGGTCCTTCAGAATGTCGTGGAGCATCTGGTCGTCGATCGCGTCACCCTCGCATTGCTCGGAGAGCATCGGCGCGACCAAGCCGAGGACGATCCAGTAGAGCGCGATGCGACGGTTGTTGCCCTGCGTTCGCGTGATCTTGACCCGGACCTTGCCATCGACAGCGGCTAGGGCCTTTTCGGCAGCGGGGTTGGCCGGGAACAGCCCGCCAAGACGGCGCTCGAAGAACAGAGGGGCTTCGTCAGCCATTCGCTCTCTCCCGCATGACAGCCTCGATTTCGTGTCGCTTGGGGCTGGCCTTGATGAAAGCCTGGATCAGCGCCTCGACATCAATGCCGCGCCAGAAATACTCCTCGCCAATGTTGTGTTGCCGGCGATGATGCTCGGCACACAAACTCACGGCGCGAAAATCGTCCGGCTTCTGCCCCATGCCCGCGCCCGATCCGAGGCGAACGTGAGCCACTTCTATTGGACGACCACCGCACCCCGGCACCGAGCATTCATGCGACCGCACAAAGTTGCAGTGCGCCTGACTACGCCACCGGCTTGCGCGCTTGGGCTTCTTGGGGATTCGGGCGGGGAGCATTTACCGACCGCCCTTCCGATACCGCCGCGCGGTGCGATAGGAGACGCCAACACGCCACGCAGCGCGTTTTAGGCACTCGCCCTGCGACAGAAGTAGGCGCATGCGCTCAGCGCGCTCCGCAGCCGCGCGGGCGATGGCGGCATTGCCGAGCTTTCCGCGTTCGCGCAGGGTCATGCGGCCTCCAGCGAGGCTTCGAGGTCGTTCCGCAGCGTGCTTCCACCCATCTGCCGAATACGGCTAACGGTTGCAGCGAGCTCGTCGTTGAACTGATCGACAGCGGCCGACAGCTTTCCGATATATTCCTCGTCGCGGTATTCGCGGATCACGAACAACGGCAGGCGCGGACAGTAGGAAGTGAAGTCCCACCACTCGCGCTCGGCGATCCACAGGCTTCCCTGGACTTGCGCCCGGTGCTCGGCCGGCAAGCGCCCACTCAATAGGCGCTCGACCTGGATATGCGGCAACGCGGCCTTGATCTCCAAGCCGCCATCATTCCCGATCAGGCTGTCAGGGCTGCATCCCTTGTTGCCGTTTCGGATGAACCCGACCGTTTGAGGCTCACAGTCGTGCATGAAGGCATAGAGGTGGCGAGCGTCAGGCTCCCATTCCTTGCCGCGCTCCATGTGGCCGTTGGAATAGCTCTCCATCGGCTGCCCTGTTAGGATTTCTCCGGCGAGCTTTCGCAGATAGTCAGCGCGCGTCTTGCTTGCGCCGCCGTCCTTGCCCTTCGCCATGACGGTTGCGAAACAGGACGCAGTGGGAATGCCGAGCCGGGCGGCATACCACTGGTCCGTTCCTTGGCCGCATTCGATGATCTCGAGCATCATTTGCCACCCGTCAAATACTGGCGGGCGGCGTCCTGGTTCTTTTGCTTCAGGACATGAACCGCATCGTTGTAATCGGCCGCAGCGAGGTCGCGCAGGGAGTCGATCTTCAGGTATTTGCAGAAGGCGATCTTGTCCGCTCCAACTGCATCACAGAGGCCATTAAGAACGGCCAGTTGCTCAGCATTGATCGGGCCACCCTTGCCCGCCGCACGCCCGTCATCGTCGGTCGTCGCGATGTCGAAGATCATCAGTTTGAGGTAGCGGCGACCGTAGCTAAGTGCGGAGCCGAAGCCGTGTGTATCAGTCTTGTTCTTCGCGCCCTTCGGGCCCGTGTTGTCGATCGGGACATCGGCCTGATGATGTTTGCTGAAACCGCCCGTGTGCGATACTTCGCACGTTACACGGTAATGGTCCGCCTTCGGGCAATCGGCCGTCCCATAGGACAGTGAGAAACCGTATTTATGGATGACAGGATCAGCCATATCGCTGATCTGTTCGAGGTCAGCGTATGTAGAATGGGTCTCCTTGTTTTGGCGGTTCTTGAGGATAGGGCGGATTTCGTTTTGAGCCGCCAGCATAGCGTCCTCGTATGATCGCTTGGCCTCGCGCTCCAGAACGCGCTCCTGCATCGCTAGCAGCCGCTCCAGTTTGTCCACGTCCGTATTCGGATCAGCCGCAGCCTTGGCGATGACGTTGAGGATGCCGCCCGCAAGAGCGATCGTCGTTCCAGTGGTGTCTCGGTCGATCAGCTCGTCCTCGACCGTTGGCAGCTTACTCGCCATGATTACCGCCCGCCGCTTTTTCGGCTGCACGGGCTTCCCTTGTGGAATTGAGTTGGCGGAACCTTGTCATTGCCTGGTCATGGCGAGTGAAATCGCCGGTATGGATTGCCTGACGGAGAGCTTCGGCGGCTTCGTCAAAGGCCGCATCCATTGCCCAGATGCGGTTTAGTTCGAGGTCGATGGTGTTCATTGGGCGTTACCCTTCGGGCCGCTCTGGCTTGCCTCGCACTCAACCGTCTGCGGCGTTTTCGCCCTTCTGGAGCCTGCCGCTAACGCGCACTCGTCGGGATGCCGGCCAGTCAGACGGCAGCGCATCACCGGAACGCCGATGCCGTTGATCACTTCGAGCGTCCGATGCGGGTGGGGACAGTCGGGCCATCTAGTGCATCCAAACATCACGCGGCCTCCAGCTTCTGTTCTTCGAGTGCGGCGTCCACGAGCGCGATCCGCTCACCGATCCACCGCATCACTGGAACGGCCATCGAATTGCCGAGCGCCTTGTAGCGGGGACCGTCAGCGGCAGGCTTTCCGCGATAGGGAATGAGGGTGTAGTCGTCGGGGAAACCTTGCAGACGCTCGCACTCGCGGGGCGTCAAGCGGCGGACTGCGCTCGCGTGAGATACAAGCCCCTTTTCGTCGCGATAGCCGCTGTGGGCGTCACCATTGCTCGTCAGAGTGTCAGCGACGTATGTTTGCTGCTTAATCCCCGGCTCGGCGGCAATTGCGCCCGCCACGCTCAGCAAACGAACCTCGTCACGCTGATTTTGCGCGAATGCAATCAAGTCTCCGCCGCGAGCCGAAGGGCGGTTGCCACCAGCAGTCAGAGCTTGAGCGCGCTCACTCTCGCGAGCGTTGTAATCCTTGTTGCTGTTGCTCGGGGTGATGTTGAAGGCCACCGGCACCAGTGGCGTTCCCCGTCCCGTTCCGTCCTCGCTTGCGTCAAAGCCTTCAGCGCGAAGGGAATGGGCGATCAGCGTTTCCGTCTCATAGTTCTGATGACCCATGCCGCCAGCGTTGAGGCAATGCGAAACGTCGCCGGTTGACGGGATCAGCCCTCCGTCGCAGTCGAAGTCGGTTCCGAGGCCACCGCCTGCAGAGCTGCGGCTAGGGATGGTGGGAGCTGCTTGCCCCTTTTCTCGGCGCGGCGCAGGATGCCCCGACAGGCTGTGGCGCTCAAATAGAACCGCCGCGGCACGTCGCCAGTCTCCAAGATGTCCGACAACGAAGACGCGACGGCGCCGCTGTGGAACTCCGAAGTGCTGAGCGTCGAGAACGTGGTAGGCGAACCCATACCCGAGTTCCGCCAGCCCTCCGAGGAAGGTTCCAAAATCCTTTCCGGCGTTAGACGACAGGACTCCGGGGACGTTCTCCCATACCAGCCATCGGGGCCGTGCGCGATCAGCAAGGCGGAGATATTCGAGCGCCAGGTTGCCACGCTCGTCAGCCAGTCCGCCTCTAAGGCCGGCGACTGAGAACGACTGGCAGGGGGTTCCTCCGACAAGAAGGTCAATTGGGCCATACTCATCGGCTCCGATTGTGGTAAAGTCGCCGTGGCAAGGCGTGTCGGGATAGTGATGCGACAGAACGGCGCGCGGGAACGCTTCGATCTCGCTGAATGCCGCCGCTTCCCATCCGAGCGGATGCCAGGCGACGGTCGCCGCTTCGATGCCAGAGCAGACGGAGAGATAACGCATCACGCCGCCGCCCTCCGTTGCATCTGCATCGTGCTTCGCAGCTCGCGTTCGACTGTTGCGGTTAGGTGTTCATCCGGAAGCGGCTGCGCCTGACGCTCGCGAATCTCTTGCTCGACACGCTGTTCCCACGGTTCATCATGACAGCGGCAGCGGCTGCTCAGCGTCATACCCGTGCGCTTGAGCGTGCCTTCGATGATGTAGCCCCAGCAAACCGGGCATTCTGCGAAGGGGAGGCTCACTGGTCGCGCTCCACAAGCTCGATTGCTCTGTCGAAAGCGGCTAGGACTTCGGCTTGGGTGCGCTCGGGAGCGTCGTTCCAATTTGCAAGCAGGATTTCGCCAGTCGCGAGCTGCAATGGCTTCAGAGCCTCATTGGGCGCATCGACCGCGTTGAATGCGCCATACACACACCAGCAAACGGCCTTTGGGTCATGCGGGTCACAATCGCGGCCAAGCGCATCACGGGCTTGATCGATTTGGCACCACCCGCGCTCAATCAGCGCCCGCGCTTCACACAGCTTGTCGGCAATCGCGCTCACAGCGCCGCCCCCCACAGGAACGCTGCCAGCACCGTCACGAGACAGCCGACCATGAACGAGCCCCATGCCACAATCAGCATTTCATCGCCGGTCCACAGCTTCGGCTCGCGAACGGGGCGGATACCGGTGACTAGCGGCCGCAGCGCTTGTTGCATCCCAGCATCGCGGGTTGCCCTCGCAGCGCGCTCAAGATCGATCGGCGGGCAGGATGCAGGAGCCGGGGAAAGGGGGTCGAACCCCGGCTCCTGATCGACCGAGCGCGGGCCGATGGGGAAGAGATCGTGGATGGAAGCCATTATGCGACTTCCGCTTCGAGCTGCGGAACCTCGGCCATCAGGTGACCGAAATACTTCTCGAAGTAGGACCGCTTCGCTTTCAGCTCGTCGATCTCGGCGAACCTCTTGCGCTCCTCTTGGTCGAAGTATTCGAGAACACGCGACCGCTCGACGCTAATGTTGATGCCATTGGGTGCGGCGAGGATTTCGATGTTCTCAGTCTTCGGACCGTAAGCGAGGATTTTCAGCTCGGCCTTATTCCACTCGCTTTCGATGTAAGCGACGATGACAGTGGGCGATTCCTTGAAAGGCTCGAAGCCGACAATGACACCAGTGTGAACCTTGGGGTCGCCGTAGCTGGCCTTCACCAAAACACGGACGGGATCGCCGACCTTGAGAACTTCGGCACGGACTGCGGCCTCGCGGCTCGCTGCGATGGTGAGAGCGCCAACTACGAATTGGCTGATGTTGTCGATGTTTGTCATTGTAAGCTCCATCGGTTGTCCGTCGGAGCCCGGTATAGGGTGTCAAAACACCCCTGTCAAACGAAAAAGGGTGAAGCTACACCCCTTCTATTGCGCCCGCCTTTTGCGGTTCCTCATGACGAAGAGGACCGGCGAGGCCCAGATCAGCTCGACGTTCTCCATGTCCGGAGCGTTGAAGGATCTGAGCGTATAGCGATTGGTCTGTGAGCCAATCGTCAGGGTTTTAAGGAACGTCCCGCCTTCGACCGTGTGACAGGCGCACTCCTCGCCGATGTAGTCAGGCAGGACGCCTTCATGGTCGCGGTTCACGTATATAACGTCACCGTCGCGATAGACGGGGAACATCGAATCGCCGGCCACGCGCAGCGCCATCAGTCTCCCGACCGCGCCGGGAGGGCGATCGACCAGTTCGGGCTCGTCGGCTTCTTCAAACAATATACACCCGCCAGCGCCGATCTTGCCGAGCACCGGAACCTGGTTGCCGAACAGGGACGCGGCGGGAATCTCAAGCGCATCAGCGATCTTGATTAGCGTTCCAACGCGCGGCTCGACGCCTTTCTCCAATATATCGCGCACGACCGTCTCTCCCAATCCGGCTTCGCGGGAAAGCTTCTTGCCGGTTCGGGCATAGCCCTTGCGGCGCATCTCGCGGGCGAGCGCGTCACGAAAGGCTGCGAGGTCAGCTGGTTCGGCCATCGCCAGCTTATCACATGGCCGCACCGTGTGACGTAAGGCTGGTAGAAATACACCTTGACGGGGTGTTATAGCACCCTTTATAGGTTCAGCAATGCAAACACTGCTCTCCGAGATCGAGCTGTTCATGGACACCCACGGGTTGTCTCACTGGCAGTTCGGCAAGCTCGCACTGGGCGATAAGCATTTTGTGCGCCAGCTGCGCGAGGGGCGGGATATCCGCGTTTCGACCGAGGGCAGGGTCCGGTCATTCATGCTCACCTACAACCCGCAGCGGGAAGCGGCCTGATGTCAGGCGCTCTTGTCAGCCGGGTAAACCCGCTCGAATTTGCTGTCGAACTCGATCGGAATGATCTCGGCGCTGCCGGTTTCGCGATACTGCCGGATAGCCTCCTGACCAGCAGCGACAGATTTGAAAAACACGTTGGGAGCCATGACGCGCTCGAAGCGATAGGCGCCGATTTCGACGCAGACGTGGAACAGACCGTCCTTGAAATAGATGTTGGGAACATCGTCGCAGAAGAAACAGGCGTCCAATATCGCGGGCATCTTTGCGCCCTTTCCGCAAACGCAACGACCGAATGCCTGATTGGTGCCGCATCAAAACTGACCGGTTCATTAACATCCTGTAACCACAGGAACTTTTCTTCCCCGCTGACAGGCGAGCCCTGACCATGCCGGGGGACCAGATCATCGCCGTCGCAATCGCCTTTGGCACGATCGCCTTCCTCATTCACCGCGTCCTTACGCGCACCATTTTTCCCGAATTCCGCAATGATGCGGGCGGCGACTACGCCAACGGGGACTGCTTTCCGGAGCCGGTGCTTCGGGGTGATTTCAAAGTCTTTCATTCCACCCCTGTAACCGATGGAGGGCAACGGAATCATGGCTGATGAATCCGCGAACGCGAACCTGATCGTCCAGCAAAAGGCGCTGTTCAGGCTCGCCGCAGCCAAAGGCTTCACGCAAGAGCTGATCCACCAGGAAACG